GTTGTACCCCCTTCAGGTGCTGCTGTAAAGGATATTAATGGGACTGTAGAGTATCCAGTACCTCCAGAAGTAATTGTAACTATTCCAATAGATCCATCAGATACAGTGGCAGTAGCAGCAAATCCTGCTCCACCTCCACCAACCATGTAAACCTCAGGTTCTAATCCAACAGTATATCCATAACCTGGATTGATAAGATCTACTCTCTGAATTTTATAAGATTTCTCTCCATCATAATCTACTATATCATCCCTCATAGATGCCACACCAACAGCAGTTAATCCTGCAGAAGGGGAAGAGGAAATAGCAACTCTAGGAAGACTTGTAAAATCATATCCTCTATTAGAAATAGTAATTTGACTTAATGCACCATCTACAATACCAGTTGTAAGAACTGCTGTAGTTCCAGAAGATACTAAAGTAAGTGTTTCAATATAACCTGCTTTTTCTAGGTTATCATCAATATCACCTACCCCAGTATCAACAACAGAATCCTCATATCTGTAAAGCTCACATCTGAGTTCATATACATAATTCTTCTTTAACTGATAAAATGGTTTCTCATGCTCTACAAACTTAATTTCAAATAATCTATCCCCAAAAGGAAAATAAATTAAATCACCTTCCTTAGGTCTTGTTGCTAATTCTATATTAGGTATATTCTTAATAAGTGGAGTAATATAATTTTCAAATCTATCCCTTGATATAATAAGAGTTAAATCATCAAGTGCCTGAACACCAAATTTAGATAGAAGAGAACCTTGTCCTTCATATCCATCAAATGTATCTACATATGCCTCAATAGGAATTGCTTCTTCAAACTTAGACTCAATGACTTCCTGTATAACAGTAGTCTTAGTCATATATCTTCTAGGGATGTAATAAACTTCCACCCCATACATTTTAATCTGTTCGTTGATTAAACTCTGAACAAGATTTTGCTCACCAGAAGACCCCTGTAAAAAGTAAGGATTAAGTGCCATATTATTAACCTATCATATCCAATGGAGGAAGTTCATAAGTATTAGACATATTTTCTCTTATCTTTTCTAAATCTTTTTCAGCATCTTCATAAATTTCTCTACCATTTAATTCAACACCACCAGGTAATTTAACTCCTTGGAACTTCAAAAGATTTTGACCCCACTGCTTTTTAATCAATGCAGTAGCATATGGTTTTAGAAATGAATCATTCCAAACTCTTGTATAATCAGATGGATTTAATAATCTAAAACAATCTATAACTAAGTAATCATCAACATTAACAGAAGAATAATCAATATCTAAATATAATCTATCTTGTCTTTTATTGAATCTAATCTGTTTTTCTGTAGTTAATAAAAAGTTTATATCTTCAAGATATGTCTTTGTCATAGCATAAGATAATAACTCAGTAGATCCCCAATAATAAACATCATTTAAGAATAACTGATACTTAACACTAAACATATTATTAGTGATAGTATTACTTCCATCAAAATGAAATATCTTAGTAACTCCTAAAACCTCAGGAGGAACTTGCAAATAATTACTAGATTCTTCAAAATCAAAATTTACTGCTGCGGTTGCTATTCCTGATGATACAGGAGCAGTAGCAGTTGTAGTTACAATACCAACTCCAGTTTTAGCTGATTTTCCTCTATCAATATCTTCTTGAGTTAATTTATATTTCATATAGGTTTGATAGACCCCATCAAAATGTCTTTCTTGAAAGAACTGAACAGCATCATCTATCAAGTCTTCTATCTGCTCATCAGCAACATTTATCTCCAAAACAGGCGCGCCAAGTTTCCTCTTACAGTAATCTATAAGTTCTCCTCGAGTGCTTGGTTGCGCCATTTATCTACTTTACTAGTATAAGATTATTTAGGAAGGAGCAGAAGAGATACCTGCTATAACTAGCACATCTCCTGATACTATTCTATAAACTGATGAACCAGAACCAATAAGAACATCATATACATATCTACCTTCTGATAATGTTCTAGTAGCAGTAGAACCTAATGATAATCTAAACTCACCACCTTTAGCACTAGTAAATCCAACTTCAAATGTTTTTAATGCATATGAAGATGATCCTATTGCCACACTCTTTGCAAGTTGAGCAGAACCAGTATATCCAGTAAAATCAAAAGCAGTGCCAGATGTACCAACTACAGTATAGTCAGCATCTAAATCTGCTCCAGTGTTGATGGTGAGATTTACTCCATATGCAACACCAGAACTAGGATCAAAAGTAAGAGTGTTTTTAGCCATTAGACAATGCTTTTAGTAAATTTTTAATTTCATTAATATCATCCTTTAAAGATTTCAAATCATTTTCCATATTATCTATTCTTTCACTTCCTTGCTTCTTTTTAGCACGTAATGAAAGATACTTATCATATTCATTCAAATTGCTATTTATTATAGCATTTGTATTTTCATCTCTTGCAAGATGAGGATGTCCTTCTACTATTTTTTTCATATTATGCAAGTGCAATAACTCTAAGATCTTTTATTCTTGGTGGTTGTGCTTGATTGGTTCCAGATCCTATAAGTTTAATACTAAAGACTCTAAAGGTGGGAAGATCATCAATAGTAAATGTATAATCATTCCATACTACCTGAGAAGGAATATATGCAATAACATCAGTTTTAGGAAGAAGTTTATCTGGAAGTCCATTATTCTTAGATGGATCAATAACTTGTCCACTAGACAATAAATTACTATGTCCAGGGAAAGGACTATAAATTAACTCATCATTAGGATCATCAGCAATAGCATAGAATGCTCTAATATCACTAGTTACATTAATATGAGCTGCTAAATTTATTTTAATAGAAGTTGCACCTGTTTCTAAAGTAACTGGATTCAAAGCATATACAAATGCATGAGGATCATTCTCTATAGATTTTACTCTATTGTCATTAACATAATCCTCAACTGGATTATTTACTCTATTGGAAGTAAATATTAATCCACATCTATCCAAATCTACTATAGGAGAAATATTAGGTTCACCACTATAGAATCCTAGATTTAATGTTAAAGATCTATTATTAGGAAGAGTTGTTAATGATGTAGTTTCATTAATTCTAGAAGCAATCATTCTAGGAGTAGACATGTAGTTATCAGTTATCAAACTAATATTAGAGAATCCCATATCCTTATATGGAGTTTCTGTTCCATCAATACTACCTCCAGTTACAGTTCTCAACTGAGCAGTTAAATTAGTAGAACTTGGAGTAATATTTTGAATCATAGGAGTAACAATTTCAAATGGTATATTCTCACTTGAAAGAATATCAATTCCACCAGCAGATTTAGATGTATCAAAATGAAGTTGAGGGAAACTTGTTCCTACTGATCTATCTACTCCATTAGTGGACATATCAATTTTAATATTATAAAAATCAAGTCCTCGAGGATCAACTACAGTAGCATCTGCTAAATTATGATTAGTATTAATTCTTCTCAAAGAAACAGTATCTAATTCATATTTGTAAGCAAAATCTCCAATACTATGAGATAAAGTTTGTGTTGAATCTACACCTCTAGTAACACCTGTTAAAGTATTATTATTAACGCCAGTATAAGATATTATTTCACTTCCAACCTTAGCATAACCTAAGTTAGTTGTACCAACTCCAACATTTTCAAATGTATCAAACTCAGAAGCATCAGTTAGATTTAATGATCCAGTTGATGTATTATCATAATCTGCAGATAATGTAGTAGGAATAATATCAGATTCAATATCAGTCAAAGTAACTGTATTTTGATTTGAATGCATTCCATGATTCTTTTGATTTACCTTAATATGCAAACCATCTGTAACTGTTACTGGAGCAGCAGAAAGAGTTACATTTCCACCCACCCCAGAGTTTAAACCAACAGTAACACCATCATTCCTAATATACTGAACTGTTTTACCAACTCCAGTTTCAAATACTCCTTGTACGTTATCAAGAATAAGTTCATTAACTCCAGTAATATCAGTAATAGAGAATCTAATACCTCTACCAAGAGAATTAATACCAACTGATGATATTCCTACAACATCTCCTACAGAATAACCAGTACCACCACTAGCTATGGTTGCAGCAGATGCTACACCATTACTAATAGTGAGATTAGCAGTAGCATCTATTCCATGACCAGTTACTGTAATAAGAGAAACATCTTGGTAAGTATTAGTACCTGAAGATGGAGTATATCCTGCACCAGCATTGGTAATAGTTAAATTACCAGTTGCAGTTCCTGCAGATCCAACATAATTACCAGTGGCATTATTTGTCATCTGTTTAACAGTATTTCCTAGAGTCAATCCAGAATCTACTACAGTAGTTCCTAATCCTACTCTTATCTTATTAGAAGAAAGTTCTAATGAATCTTTAACCAAAGGAGAAATATCATCAGAAGTGGTTAAAAGAGGTGGATTAACAAAATTAATATTACCTACTTGCCTGTTAAACTGAGCTCTATAAAGAACAAATTTAAGGTCTTCATATTGACTTGGATTCCAAGTTTCTCCATTTTGAGATTTAAATAAAGATCCAAGAGTAGGTTGACTACTTACTATAATCTGATCAGAATCTGGTAAATCTGCAGTTGAAACATCAACTTCTCCCATTCTAGATATCCAAGCAGTATAATTGCTACTTGCAGATAAAAGAACTAATGAATAATATTCTCCTCCTGGAAGATACACTGGTGATGGGAATGTAACTGTAGTAACAGCACTAGCATCATTAGAAATATTAATATCTGATGGTTCTAACACAACTTCACTAAAAGGAAGAATATTTGTAGTTGGTAGCCCCAACTTCATAGGTCTTATTTGAACTACCAAAGGTAATACATTGTCTTTATTACCTAGATATAGATCTACCTTAGTAATAAATATTCCCTTTGAATTATTAATAAAGAATGATTGTGCTAAAGGATCATCTAAACAATCATCAGAATTAACAGCCTCTCCTCCAGAATGAGCATAGTTAGTATTTTCATGAAACTCAATGTGATCAAAATTTTCTCCAGCAGCCAATGATGCATTTTGAGCTGTATTTTCTGCGGAATAACCTAGATGGTTATTAATTACACTTTG